CCATAGCCTTCATCTGAGTTTGACTCAGGCCCATCATGTTTCCGGTGTAGGTTCCGGAACCGGGTGCGCGAGTGATGCCGTTCTTTCCGATGCCCCAATTAACTTCGAAGCCTGTAGCACTAGCTCCTGCAGCCTTGGCAGCAGCGATAGCTGCACGGTCACTTGATTGTAAGTTACCTACAAGGCTTTGCACGAAGCCCGGAATTCCGGACGCATCAACAGTCACGTTTCCAAACGAATCTTTTTTGGTCTTTCCTGCTATCGCCGGACCTAAGACTCCGCCTAAAATACTCGGCATCGGAACTCCGGCTGCTGCCGCAACTGCCGTACCCCCTGCGATTGCTGCGTCCGTAGCCGTAGGAGGTTTGCTGAACGTATCTTGAATATTCTTGGAGATGATGTTTCCTGCCTCTTTGAACGGAGCAGTTATGTCATCGACGAACGGGACTCTGTCCGTCTTCGCCTCTCCAATAGTTCCGGAATACGACGGATTAAAATTAGCACTAGACATAACCGACTCTACTTGACTTGGAGTCATGCCTATGTCACGACCCCGGTCTAAGTCGCGTCCGGGTGTCGCAAGTTCCGTAATGTCCTCATCTTCATCAACGTCGATACCAGTCTCTTCGGAAAGCGTAGGTAAGCCTAACGCCATGTTGTAATAGTTTATAAAGGAAGAACCATACGTGCTGGGGTCTACTGTTGTAGTCCCGATGTATTTGAAGCCTGTGTATTCGTCGTCAGTTGCCATGTCTATTTCTCTCGTAGGTAAGAGTCGTGATTATCCTTGAGCTTCAGGAGGGTTTCCAGTAAAGCCGCTTTCCCCTGCAGTTGGCGCAGTTCCGACTCCGATTGTGCCGTTACCAGACCCCGAAAGGTCAGTGCCTTCAGGTCTTGGAGATACTCCTCCAGAACCTTCCATACCGCCGGGTTGCTGACCAGCGGCCCCAGCTTCTTCGCTTGCTCTTTGTTGTGCATCTGCCATCATTCCCTTCAACATTTCGGCGTACAGTTGTGCTTCGTTCGTATCGTTGACAAGGCTGTCTGGGTCGATGTCTTGTGAAATAGCCAGTTCACGAATTAAGTTTGGTATCTTAATGAACGGAGCCAACATCGGGTTTGCAACAGTTTGCAGCAAAGCAGTAAGACGCTGTGTGCGAACTTCTTTTTGCATCACGGCAGCAACGCCGCGTGGTTTAATCTCTAGGTCACCGACAATGTCTTCGACCTCATCGTTAAACTGCATGTTCCACTGAAAATACGATTCACCAAGAGGCTTGAGAAGCATGTCATCGATGTTCTTGATGACTGTCTTCATAGAAAGACCCGCCGAACCCATCAGCATTGATAAGCCAGCAGCGGTTCGCCCTGTTCCGGTGACGCCTGTTTGTCCGTGCATAATCGACGGAATACCCGTTTCTTCATCAGCCAACTGGCGGCTAATCTGATACATCTGCAGGTTTTCTCCTGCTGTGTTCGGAAACTTTAAGCCGTTGATTGCCGTTCCGGTGACACCAGATTGGCGTCTGAAAATCTTGCCGGGAAAGATGTCCATGTTTTGACCCGGTACGAGACTAGCTTCGTCCACATCAAACACTAGGTTACCTGCAAGGGCGAGGTTATCGATAGCCATACGAACGTGACCGTTCATAAGTTTTTGGGCATCTTCCATATTTTCTGCTACACCTACACCCCAAATTTGATAGGGGTTTACTTCGTAAGGAAACACTTGATATGGAATACGAGCAGGAGTGAAAGGGTTGAGGACACAACGAATGACCATGTTGCCACAGACCCAGACGTTTACCTGAACCTCATCAAACTCGGACATTTGTTCTGCACCTTCAAGTCCCGCTTCTTGAGCGAACTTAGCATCTACAACACCCCAGTATTCAAGAATCTCGTAGCGGTTTTCAGAAACGTAAGGTTCGGTCTCGTCTTCCCGAATGGTGTCCTCGTAATACTTATCTTCGTAGTTAGGTCCTTTGGCGAGACACTCTTCAATAGCAGAAGCAATGAAGTGCGGACGCTTAATAAGGCTGCGAAGCTGTTGACGGTTATATCTGTGACGTTCGACAACGTATTCACAGTCTTCAATACACGTAGCGGATGGGTCAGGGTGAAAATCCCAAAGGGAAACCATCTCGATGCGGGGAACTACTCGCTCGTAAGGCGTGTATTCACGCTCTCCTTCGTCGTTGCGTTCCCACTTGTGTACTCGTTTATTAAAATTGAACGGTCCCTTGACGATACCCGTTCCGAAAAGCGAAGCTTCAAATATTGATTTGCGAAGAACGTTGACTGCATTAGTATCAAGCAACTGGTCGTGAATGACTTCTTCCATCCGACGAGCCGTCTCTTTTGCAGGGCTAATTTGAGGTTCACCGAGCTTGGCTTTTCCCTCTACAAGAGGAAGTTGCCCGTATTCGCTCTGTAAGCCCCCTAGAAAGGCTTTAGGCTCTTCTGCTTGCATAGCCCCCGGAGGAAGCTCTCTACCGTCTCCTGCGAACCCGTAGGGGTCTTTAGGAGCCATTTGGTCGAGAGGTGTCTCCATATGTGCAAATTTAGCGATACCTTCCGGAACTGGGGTAGACTCGACAACAAGCGGAAATTTCTTGTTTGTGAACAAGATATCAATAATCTGACCAAAGGCTGCAAGAACCTTCGTCTTAGTTATGCGAACAAAGACCTTTGACCGTTCCGAATCTCGGTATTGGGTCGTAGAGTCGTAGATGCCACGAAAGTTTTTATAGGCTTGAAGCCATCGTTGTTCGTGGGAGTAGCGTCCGTTTTCCGCGTCTTCAAACTTAGACTTGACATACCCAGCTAGGCCGGGCATAAACTCGTCAGGGTTCGTGACGCTAATTTGTGTGTCGTCTTCCGGTTGTAGGAAGTTATCATCTGATGCCATGATTAGTAGTCGCGTTCTTCAGCCATTTTCATTACGGACGGGTCAACTGCCTGTTTTGATGCTTTCTTAGGCATGTCTTCCGTCAGAACATCGGTCTTAGCGCGAGTGTCGAACTCAAGACCTTCACGATACAACTTACTTTCACCCATGTTCGCATCGACCGAAGTCTTATCTGCACCCATGATGTAAGCCGCGCCGTAATTATAATTGTTCATCGGCATGGTTTTCTCCTAGTTTACTTAGTTACAAATCCGCCGGAGTTAAATAGATTTAAGTCTAGCCCACCTCCGGTAAGTGAACGAGATATTCCTGAAACAAAGCCTTCGTCGGCTTGTTTTTCTGCTTCTTGTACCTGCTCGGCTATTACAGGAGTAGCGGCTTCTCCTACTGCTTCTCCAACTCCTAGCCCTGCTTCTACCATAGAGGGGACTGCCATGACTGTTTCTTCGAGAGCGGTAGCAACGCCAGCTTCTAGAGGAGAAGCTCCTGCTTCTTGATAACTTGCGAATGTTGCCCCTGCACCCACAGCCGGAATAGCTTTAAGAGTTTTACCTCCCCAGTTTTTTAAAGTGTCTGCCCAGTTAATTCCTTTAGTTTCTAGACGTGTAGCTAAATCTTCATCTGGAACTGCTGCGCGGGCGTCTAACTGTGTTTTAGAAGAAGCTTCTGAAACTTCTTCTTTTACAGGCAGCTTAAAATAATCTTCGTATCCCGCTGTTTGAGACGTGATGCGTTCGGTAGGCATGGGTATGTAGGTTTTGATGTCAAATCCCGCATTTTTTGCACTATCTGCGTAGAAAGATGAAAACATATTCGCATTAGCACGGTCAACTTCACTAACTTCGCCGGGCATAGCAACCTGATAACTTGCGAGTTCGCCTGTTCCTGTTTTGTAGGTAGCTTTTAAGCTTCGTCCTTGGAGGTACGCAAGTTGAGCAGGTTCGACACCAAGGCTTCTTCCTACGGAAGCGTGGATGTTACGAAGAAGAGCAGAACCTTTTTTACCTGTAAAACCTTCAGGTACTAAGGTATCAAAATATCTCTCTGTAGCGGAGTCATAAGAAATTTCAGGAATAGGAGGTAGTTCGCGAAGAAGGTCCGTCATATCCTGTGATGTTACAGGTTTACCATTCGGTTTGACAAAAAAGTTATCCGTTACACCTGCTTGTAAGTTTTGTTGAAGAATAGAATCTGCAATAGGATTTAAAGGAATATTTACAGCACGACCTTTTGCACCTTTTGTTTCAGCCTGTACATAAATCGCTCCTGTATCAGGTTTATAACTAGATACGGTGAGTCCTGCTACGGCATTAGGACGTAGCCCGGTATTGAGATTAAAAAGTATGGCCTGTGCAATAGGACGAGTTTTAGGGTCGTCTAGCTTCTTTGAAACCTCTTCGAACAGTTGTGTAAGTTTCTTGCGGTCAGAAGTTACGGCAACTTCAGACACAGCCTTTGCAGGTTCTTCTCGACCGAAGATGCGAACATTTATATCGGTATTTGGAGCTTTATCCGGAAGAAGCTTATACTCTGGAGTGTCAGGTCCAAACTCAGCTTTGAGTGTCAGGCCCACCTGCCTCAAGTTTTGCATGGCAGTTTTTATAGGCGCGTCTTCAGGCGTATCCTTGAAGGTTCGTGCGAGAAGTGTGAGACCATCCGCATCCTTTTCGAACAGCCTCAAAGCCGAACCCGGTTCATCTGCAATATCGCTAAAATACTGAAGAGTCGGACCTACAAACGTTTTACCACGCCCTGACTTTTCAGCATATATTTCAGCAACCTCACGAAGAGTTGCAGTTCTGGGGTCGAATTTTGCCACGGGCTTTCCCTTTGTCACAACAGGCTTTGTAGTCATCCTATTACGAACAGCACTTATAACTGTTTCTTTTTCTTCTTTTGTAGAAAGAGGTCTTCCGATAAAATCAAAGTAAGCCAGTATCTGTTTATCTGTTATGTTTTTAGGAACAGATACTTTGCCTTCACCTTTTTTGCCACCAAACGCTTTGTAGATGTCATCGTCACTCTCTTCAACAAAGCCTTTGTCAATCATACCCTGTATGTCAGAGACTGCCTGTTGCAATACGTCTTCTAAATCAAGTTCCATCAGTAACCAAACGTGCTATCGAAGGTCTGGAACGTTTGTTCCTTGATACCTTGCAGGGTTTTATGAATAGAGGTGTAGCCGCTGGTTCGCGTCATCACCATGTAACGCAGTGCGTCGTAAGCGTGGTCTTCTGCCTTTGTATCTACATCTTCGCTGTTCGTTTTAGAAAGCGGTATGCCTGACAACTGAGCAGATATGTGTTTGCAGTTGGAAAAGATACGGAGGCGTGGTTCTTTTGTGTAGGGGTCGTCTGCAAGCCGCCTGTGTATTTCCATTTTTCCCTGTAGACGGTTGCGGTCGGACGGTAACCACCGTACACCGACCCTCATCATTGTTTCAGCAATGGAAGGGCCGAAGCCTGTCTTATTCCAACATGAGGCATCTAGTACAGTATAGTGTGGTGTTGGGTCTAGTTCCTCACATTCTAATATTTTATCAGCTAGTTGCTCACCTGTCAAGTGTTTTACGTAAAGTTCGCGATAAACCCAAATATTGTTGTCCCAATCGATGGCTCCCCACAGAACACACGACGGACTAGAGTATCCATAGTCGGCTGCTCGTATGCGAGGCCAGTTAGTTGGAAGGTCGAAGGGTTCAACTATGTGTCGCACCCGTGAAAACTCTGGGAAGGCGGCTCCCTCTGCCACATCCCAATCCCCTTCAAGAAGCCGCTTTCGTTCGACATCTGGGAGCGACCTCAACATGGCCTCGTATTGGCCGTCTGCCATGAGGTAGGGATTGTCGGTCAGCCGCGCCGGAACAAACTTGCGAAAGAACAACGGCTGCCCTGCTTTTTCGTGACCATCGGGCCACACAAACATCTTTCCTGTTTCAGGGTCATCCGCTCCGAACCTTTTGTTGGGTTCGTGGCGGTCGATGTACATCTTCTTTACCCACCAGCCTCCGACACCGCCGGGGTTGGCTGTGCAGCGCATAGATAAGTTGGCTTGCAACTCTGGGTCTGTCGAACGAAGACGCGAACGAAGGTAGTCCCAGACGTAACTGCTAGGGTATTGGGTTATTTCGTCGATGCCTATCCAGTTAAACGCCTGACCTTGGAAACGAGTCACGTCTTTGTCCCTGTCTAGGTACGTAAACCAAAGGGTGGCCCCAGAGGGAAAGTGCCACGTTGACTTGGCTTCTCTAAATGTCGCTCCGGGAAAAGCTTTAGTGTAAAGTTGACGAGATTTATCGATTAGTTCGGTAAGTTCGTCCAAAGTACGCCTAAGAAGAAGCCCACGGTGATTAGGGTTGTGGCAATACCGCAAAGGGTCAGCCAACAAAGCAAAAGACTTGCCGCCCCCAGCGGCTCCTCCGTATAAAACGTCTTGTTCTGGCGCACTTAGAAATTCCTCTTGGGGTCCGGGGTTAGGTCTGAACACCACGGGGGTGTCGTCGATAAGGTCTGCAACGGCTGGTGGTAAGTTTTCGAGGTCACCTTGGTCTACAACCCGTGTTTTCGAACCGTTGAGGGCGTCTTCAACCTTTTTGGCTGATTTTTTTAGGTTGCGAACCTTGGTGGTCTTGGCTTCTGCCTGTTTTTTAGCCTTTTTAACGCCTTTTTCAGCGTTTTTTAACTTCATACGCACCCGTCGCCTTGCCCGTTCCTCTAAAGAGATGGTGTATTCGGCTTTTTCTTCGCCGGGAACCTTTTTGGGACGCCCACGAGTTCGCGGCTGGGCGAGTTTTTCAGGACTTGGAGGGGTGAGGGTGCGTTTACGAGGCACTTGGCTTACTTCTCCGCGCTTTTGGAGGCCGTGCGACCTCTGTGAACCCTACCACCTTGGGCGAGAGGCTCCTTTTTCACAATCGTGCCTCCCTCCGGTCCGACAGGAATCCTTTTATACTTCTGATAATCCTCTGTTTCGACGCCTAAGTAGTTCAGTCCTTGTTTTTTTATGGCTTCGTTCGAGTATTCTTTCTCGTAGTTTTTAGTGCCTTTCATAATATCTTGAATGGCGTAGCTTGAAACTAGAAAACCTTGCTGTTTCGCTGTCAACTTATCGAACTGCGGGAAGAACTTCTTAATCTGAGGACCATATTTGGCGATACGTTCAGACCTTGTCATCGCCGTTTTAACGTCTGTTCTGCGTGGAGCTTTCTTAGGACTAGCCATCGATAATAACCTCTTCTATATCTTGTTTTTTGGGAGGGAGAAGCACGACGCCGTGAACTGCTTGGACGTTGTGATTCAGGGTTTCTTGCTTACCGAGACCTACTCGATTGAGAATGGCTTCGGCTGCTTGCATACGCAAGGTGTCCTGACGTTCGATGTCGGGGGAATCGACGAGGCTCACAATCTTGTTCGCGGCTTTTAAAGCTTGCGAAGACAGCATGGTGCGTGTTCGTTCGATGATTTCATCGGCAAGGCGGTCTTTGAGCCATCCGACGGAACCCGAACTGTATCCGGCAATCTCAGCAGCAGCGTGGACGTCCCCACCGTTCGAAAAAAGGGTGTCCAAAAAGGTCTCTTGCTTTTCGGTGAGGGTAGGTTTCTTTGTTGTGGTTTGAGGTAAAAGGTTCACAGCTTTACTCCGGGAGGTTCACATCTGTAATATAAGGCGTATGGGGGTGGTATCGTAACCTTGACGTGAGCAACCATCTCTTCTATGCGAACTAGACAGGCGTCCTCTGAGATGTAGGGGCCTCTATTGTCCGTGAGTTCCAAGCATTCTTGGGCTGCGAACACGGGGCAAACCATAAGGATAGCCACGAACATCCGCTAATCTTTCGTTGAAGGTTGGGGTTTTAGGTTTAATTATAAGAGTGTTTGGGCAGTTTGTCAACCGGGTAACGCTGCGAACCCCTAAAAAAATTACGAAGGGAGGCTATTTTGGGGGTAAAGGGGGGTTGAC